GAAGTTTAAGGCGAGGAGTCTTTACTGATTTAAGCAGCGCGGCTAGGCACGGCGCGGCATGGCGGGGCCGGGCGCGGCGAGGCGCGGCATGGCCGGGCGCGGCGAGGCAAAGCAATGCAACCACGAGAGCCACGGGCGGGAACAGTGGCGCAAATTTCACGCGGCTTTGTAGAGGATGTCTAGCAACGCGCCGTGGGTGGCGGGTTAAAATTACTCTCTGCAAAACAACCCTTGCGCGGCGGCAGTGGGGCGGGCATAGTCCCGGCGTGCAGTCGCAAAGAAACATTCTGACCCTCTGGAAAACGGCAAGCCACGCCGCCGGAGCTTCCCATTGCGGCTGCACACTTCAACGGGACGACAAAGGTCGTGGCTTTACCTTTTATCGGATGCCGTTGACGTATCACCCGACCCAGCAGTAATGCTCTGCGCCGTCGGGAAAGCACGGGCAACGGACAACCGGTTGCCTTAAAGAGTCGGGGACTTCATCCCGACAGATTGCGAGCGCGGGACGTTACCCGTTAGGCTTCCGATTGGAAAAGGTGCGCCGAATGCTCGTTCAAAACTCACACGCTGGCTCCGCAGTGCGCTGACAGTTCAGGCAATCCACCCGACTAGGTTGGATTGTCTCTCCGCTCCACCACAGAACGCTACCAGTCCAACTAAGCCGTGGGAGGTTGTCCGAAGTTCTGAATGATGCCCGACGAATCTGCGAAGACGATCTGCATCATCTCGCATGAAGCGGCGTGGTCTTGACCGCTCCTCACCCATTCACCTCGCGCCTCGCCGTTAGCGGGTGGTCGGAACTCGTAGGCTTGAAGCTGGTGCAAATAGTCCGCCCCCACGTTTGACGGCACGGCCCACGACGGGCCTTCCCCTTTCAGGAATACATTGTAGAGCTTGCCGAGGTAGTGCGACTTGGAGAAGAGATAGGAGTTGTGCAAGACGTGCTGCCCGACGCCCGTGTTAAATGGGCTTCGCTTCCAGTATTGTCGGGCCGTATCGCCTGCGAAGTTTTCTGCCTTGTCGCCCTTGAAAGATGTCCAGCCGTATTTGAGGCACGCCATTCGCCAGCGATACACGTTCCCGGTGTTGGCCTCGTCGTAGCCGCCGTCGTCGCCGCATACGTTTTTGATGCCACGATCCACTTGGAACTTCCGCAGCACCTCAAAGTCGTCAGGGAGTTTGCCGTTCTGGATAAGGCGCGACGCACCGCCCTTCAACCATTGCCGCCAGACGAAGACGAGGTGGTCTTTCTGGCGGTCTAGGGAAAGCACGTTGAAGACTGGGCCTTGGCTTCCCACCCATTGCTCGCCCATCTCGTAGCTGCCCATCCGCGCCATGATGTCCGTCGCCTCGATCTTGCTCGCCAACATTTCCCAAGGCTCACCGCAGTCGTCGGTGACGAAGGACTTCAACGGCTCTTGGTTTCCGGTGGCCTTCAGCGCGTTCATCGCTGATAGGAACGTGACGGCTCCCGCGCCGAAGTCCATGCTCTCCCCCGGCATCACCATGAAGTTCCAATGTAGTGAGGGAAATTGCTCAGTCATGCGAGTATTCCGGTGCGACTCATGCGCGGACTTCAGCAGCCCCAGCCGCGCGGCCTGCGGTATCGCCTCCGCGCACTTCTCGCACTGGTAGGTTGCCAGCTTCCGCACGCCGTCCTGACTCGTCGAGCCGTCGGGGTTCGTGGTTGGTTCCAGCTTCCAAGTGCCGTCGGCATTGCGCGTCCGCTCGTCGTCCGGCCATATTACTCCGCCGATGTCCCGGCTCTCTGGGAAGAGTGGCGTGCGTTTCTTCCCGAAGCGAAACGGTTGCGAGTGCGAACATTTCGGGCAGGTAAAATGGATGAAGCCTTGCGAGCCGTGCAGCCAGTCCCGGTGCAGCGAGTCGTTGACGACGCCCGCCGTGCCGATGCTGATCTCCTGCGCGTTGCCGAAGGTCTTCAACCGCTGGCGGACTAGCTCGATGGGGATCGTCCACTCACGCCGCTCGTCGCACACCACAAGGCCAGCCGGGTCGCCCGTCATGTCGGCTTTGCTCACCGCTCCGCGAACCATCAAGTCCATCGTGCTGAACCGCACCAGTCGGCGCGTCCACTCGTTGTCACTTGGCGCAAGGGACTTCACGGCGGGGCAGTCAAGGATGGCCGGGTAGAGCCGCCGCTGAACATACTCCCGCGCCTTCTCTGCGTTGGCCGTGATCCACATCGCGGCAACGGGGTTCTCCGCGATGCGCTGCAAAAGGGCGCACATCATGCCCGTCGTCGCCGCAGTCTGCGCGGCCTTCATCACGGTCAGCCGCTTCATCCGCCGCCGCTCTGCGTGCCGGAAGAACGCGCGGAGTTGCGGGTAGAATTCCAGCGAGAGCTTGCCTTGGACGTAGCTGGTATGGTCGAGCCGCACGTTCGCCTCGGCCCATTGCGCGAGAGGAAGACGGCTTGGCGGGCGCACCGCTGCCGATACCATTGAAGAGACGCGGCTCATGGTTTGAGCCACTGGTCGCGGCTCATCGTTTCCAGCACGCTTTCAATCTCCGCTTGAATGCGCTCCTCCACCGCTACCGGGTCGGACTCCATCGAGAGCGGCTGGGCAACTCGGCGCGGGATGACGAGCAGTTGCGTTTTGAGTTCCGTGAAGCCGCGCGTCACGTCGAGCCGCACTTCCTCCGCTGGGATGAGGTCGCGCAGCGAGGCGTCGTTTGCAATCTTCAGCTTCCGCAACCGCTCGCCTTTAATCTCCTCATCCGTCTGCGTCTTCCGCTTGGACTGGTCGCGGTAGTATTGGAACATCCCCTTAATGGTCGCGCTCAACTGATACTCCCCCTTCACGGGCGGCGGGAAGAAACCTTCGGCGGCAATCTGCCGGTGACGACGATCCGTCATGCCGGTGAGGGCGCAGAGCTTTTCGGAGGTGAGGATTCCGTCAGACATGCGAAAGAATCTTGTCCCGAATCTCCCGCGCTATCGCGGCCATCATCACGGGCGGGACGCTGTTGCCCAGCCGCTCCCATTGCTGCGCGTAGCTTCCGCACAAAATGAAGTCGTCAGGGAAGGCGCAGATGCGGCGGAGTTCGGCGATGGTGAACTTGCGCTTCTCGGTTGGGTGAATCATGTGCCCGCCCGGTTGTGTCACAACGCACGGGTTCGGCGCGTCTTTATCTGACAATGACCATCGAGGAAAAGCCTTGAATGCTTGCCCTGACTTGATGGTGGCAAGCTCCGCGCCGATGGCATAGCGGCTGATGTCGGTCTCGGCTTCGACTAGACACGGCGAGGCGTTGACCTGCCCAGCCTGCGCTGTCACCGCTCCACATGGCCGGCTCGCTTCGTACCTCAGATTCCGTGGGAACGTGTTGCCTCGCTTGTTCGGAGTAATGCCCGGCCCAGCCCCTTCAATGGTGGCTGTTATCCACGGCAACGCATCGCGCACGCTGTAACGATACGGCAGCGGCAGCGGATGCACCGGCTCGCGGTTCAGGTCGTTCCGCACGCCGACGAATATGGTGCGCTGCCGTTGCTGCGGCACGCCGAGCCATTGCGCGTCCAACACCCGGCACGTCACGCGGTAGCCGCAGCCTTTGAGCGCGGCGAGGATTTGCAGGAACATTCCCTTGGCCGTGCCCTTCACAAGCCCGCTCACGTTCTCCGCCACGAACACCTTCGGTTGAAGGCCGCGCAGCAAGCGGATGTATTCGTCGAACAGGGTCTCGTTGCACTGGCTCGCGCCGTGCTCATAGACCTTCGCCTTGCCCCATCCTTTCTCGCGCTTGCCCGCCGTGCTGAACGCCTGACACGGCGGCGAGCCGTCGAACAGGTCAAGCTCGCCCTCTTTCAATCCAGTCGCCGCCAGTATCTCGGCAGGCTGCACGAGCTTGATGTCGCGGCAGTCCAGAATCGAATCCTCGGCGCAGTTCGCCTTGTAGCTGGCCTGCGCCGCCGGCACGAACTCATTCGCCCACACGACCTTGAAACCGGCCATGCGGTAGCCTGTGCAACTGCCGCCGCACCCGCTGAACGTGCTGGCAACCTTGAATCCATTCCACGGCAGCGCGGCAATCTCCGCCATGAGCGGCACGCGGTAGGGTGGTTTGTTGGCGTCAGTTTTCATTGGAAGTCTTCCGTCAGTTTCGAGCCAATACTGCGACGTGTTGCCCCCCCCCAAG